AAGAACAAAAAGCATTGAATAAAGCAAAGATGCAAGGTAAAAGAAGATAATGACTGAAAAATTAGTAATTGACATACTTGCTAAAGATAAATCAAAACAAGCATTATCTGGTGTTCAAAAAAGATTAGGAAATGTAAAAAAAGCAGTTTTCAGTTTGCGTGGTGCATTAGTTAGTCTTGGTGCAGGGTTAGTAGTCAGATCATTTGTAAATGTAGGTAAGGAAGTTGAAAGTTTACAAGTAAGATTTAAGTTTTTATTCGGATCAGCAGAAGAAGGTGCAAAAGCCTTTGATAATCTTGCAAAATTTGCAGGTACAGTTCCATTTTCATTAGAAGAAATTTCAAGAGCATCTGGCAATCTTGCCGTTGTTTCCAAAGACGCACAGGATTTAAATAGAGTTTTAGAGATCACAGGTAATGTTGCGGCAGTCACAGGACTTGATTTTGAAACAACATCTTCACAAATTCAAAGAGCATTTTCTGGTGGTATTGGTGCGGCAGATCTTTTTAGAGAAAGAGGTGTTAGAGCATTACTAGGTTTTAAAGCAGGTGCAACAGTCACAGCAGAAGAAACAGTTGCTAGGTTTGAAGAATTATTTTCTGGTAATGGTAAATTTGCAGGTGCAACAAATGATTTAGCAACAACACTTGAAGGAACTATATCAATGCTAGGTGATAAGTTCTTTAATTTTCAAAAAGATGTTGCAGAGGGATTTTTTGATGAATTAAAAAAAGAGTTTGGTGATCTTAATAATTTTTTAGAAGATAATGACCAGAAAATACAAGATATTGCAGAGTCTATTGGATCTGGATTTGCAACCGCAATCACAAAAACATCTCAAGCATTAAGAGATTTAGCACCTACTTTTGAAGCTGTAGGTAATACAACAGGAAATCTTATTAATGGATTTAACAGTTTACCCCAAGAAGTAAAATCAGCAGGTATTTTAGCAACATTATTATTTGGTAAAAAGGGTGTAGCTATTGCAGGTGCTTTGGCACTTATAGTAGATAGAATACAAGAAATTGCAGATGTGACAGGTGATTTATCTATTGTTGATCCAAATGATTTAACAAATGTTGATGTACTTAATGAAAAATTAGCAAATATTTCGAAAGAAATATTAGATATACAAGGTTTGGCTGACAAACCATTAGAAATCACATTGAAATCTGGGGTTGAACTTAACGCATCAGATGTTTTCAATTTAGATGAAAACGAACATCTTAATCAATTAATAAATGAAAGAAATAATATTTTAAGAATTTTAAACAATCTTACTTTTGAACAATCAGATCTTTATTCTAATCAAACACAAGTAATATTAGATAATATTAGTTCACAAAAAGATTTAAATTCTGAGCAAGTCAAACAACAAAAAACATTAAATGTAAGTGCAGATATGATGGAAAGTGGTGCTAGAAGTATGCACAATCTTTCTTTTGCACAGGAAAAAGCAACAGTCACACTTCAAGGATATAATACAGAAATGATGGCTTTTGCATCAGTCAATACAAGATTGATAGAAGAACAGTTATCAGTATTTGAACAATTTAATAAAGGTTTCAAAGATGCTATGGACAAAACAGCTTTTGAGGGATTTCAAAAAGCAGGAGAAACTGCATTTAATTCATTAAAGAAAACTATGACAGATTTTGTAGTCACAGGTAAACTTGATATGAAGGGTTTTGAAATTGCAGTTAAGAGAGCCATAGTAGAAGCATTAATTGGACAAGCAGTTCAGTTTGCTTTAGATAAAGCAACACAAATGTTTAAAATGAAATCAATTAGGAATGCACTTAGAAGTGTTTATGAAGCAGGTGCTGTTGCTTTAAAATCAGCACCACCACCATTAAATTTTGTACTTGCAGGTGGAGTTATTGCAGGTGGTATAGCATTAGTAAATAAAATTAGAGGTTTTGAAAAAGGTGGACGACCACCAATAAATCAACCATCTATTGTTGGTGAAAAAGGTGCAGAACTTTTTGTTCCAGATCAAGCAGGTACTATTATTCCTAACAACAAACTTGGTGGCAATACAAATGTAAACATAACTATCATGGCAAATGATACTGAAGGATTTGATGAATTACTTAGTAAAAGAAGGGCAACTGTAGTAAATATAATTAATGATGCTTTGAATAGTCAAGGTAAAGAGGCACTAATCTAATGAGTGGAACATATCCAACATCACCAGAGTTTAGATCAATTAATTTTGCATCTGAACAAAAAACAAAAACATCAATGACTGATAGCGGCAAAATATTTAGCACACAAGTTGATGGTCAAAAATTTAAGTTTTCTGCAACATATCCACCAATGAGCAGATCAGATTTTGCACCTGTTCTTGCTTTTATTATGAAACAAAGATCACAAAAAGAAACATTCCAAATATCTTTACCAGATCTTAAAAATGCAAAAGGTAATGTATCTGGTTCAGTATTAGTAAAAAATGCACATACAGCAGGTGACACAACTATTACTGTTGATGCCATGACAGGAACATTGAAGGCAGGTGATCTCGTTAAGTTTGCAGGTGATACAAAAGTTTATATGGTTGTTTCAGATGTGACAGCAGACGGAAGTAATGAAGCAACACTTACTATTGAGCCACCCCTCAGATCTGCAATATCAGATAATGCTTCTGTGACTTATGATGGTGTTGAATTTACTGTTAGACTTACAAATGATTTACAGCAGTTCTCAACAGACGATCTTGATACATTTAAATTTGAAGTTGATTTTATAGAGGCTCTTTAATGCCTAGAGGTTTATCAAGTAGTATTACAACTGAACTACAAAACCAAAATATCAAACCTATTGTTTTGGTTGAGATACTATTTCCAACACCACAAAGAATAACAAATCATTACAAAGATATAACATTCAATTCAAATACATATACAGCTAGTGGACATTTACTATCTATTACTACAAAAGCAGAAAATTCAGAAATAGATACAAGTAGCTTTCAAATAGAGTTATCTGGTGCGGATAATACTTTTATATCTATTGTTTTAAATAATGTTGTCAGTAATGATAATGTCAATATTGATATTGCTTTTCTTAATAGTTCAGATGCAATAATAGATAGTTTTACATATGATAAAGGGTTTATTGATAGTTTTAATATCGATACAGATAAAGCTATTTTAATATTAAATTGTTCTTCACATTTTGCAGACTTTTCAAGAGTACAAGGCAGAAAAACTAATACAGGTTCACAGCAAAGATTTTTTACAGGAGATGTTGGGTTTGAGTTTGCAGCTTTGACATTAGATGATTTAAAATGGGGTAGATCATAATGGGTTTTTTTAATGACTTAAAAAAAGGTATTAATAAGATTTTTACAACAGTTATTTCTTGGTTCATTCCAATACCAGATGTTCCAGACTTATCAAATTTTAATCAAGAAGAACAAAAAGGGATATTAGTAAATAAACAATCTAATGATGCAAATATTCCTGTTGTTTATGGAACTAGACTTTTAGGTGGCACAAGAGTTTTTTTAGAAACATCTGGAACAGATAATCAATATTTATATGGTGCTTTGGTTTTATGTGAAGGTGAAATAAATAATATTACAGAAATAAGAGTAAATGATAGTGCAGTCACATTCTCTGCAAGTATATCTAATGGCACTACTATAACATCAAATGATTCAAGATTTGGAACAACAATACAGGTGCAACCTTTTTTTGGTGCAGACGATCAAGTAGCTAGTTCTTTATTATCAACACTTTCTAATTGGGGATCAAATCATAGATTGCGTGGTGTTTGCTATTTAGCTTTTAGAATTACTTGGGATAATGACAAATATACAGGAATACCAAACATACAAGCAAAAGTTGAAGGTAGAAAAATATCAACATTTGATGGAAGTGATAATGAAACAACAGGACAATTTTCAAGCAATCCTGCATTTATACTAATTGATTATTTACGCAATTCTACTTTTGGTAAAGGTGTAGCTTTATCATCTATTGATATACCATCATTTTTTACAGCTTCGCAAGTCTGTGATGCAACTGTCACCTATCATGGATCAACTACAGGTAAATTAATTGAATGTAATGCAGTATTAGATAGTAAAGCAAAAGTCATAGATAATGTAAAAAAACTTCTTACAGGAATGAGAGGATTACTTAGCTATTCGCAAGGAAAATATAAACTTGTTGTTGAAACAACAGGATCAAGTCAATTAACACTTACAAAAGACAATACTATTGGTGGTATCAAAGTTTCATCTGAAAAGAAAAATAACAAATTTAATAGAATGCTTATAGATTTTACTAACCCAGATAAAAACTTCCAAAGTGATACAGTTGTTTACGATACAAACCATTCAACACTTTTAACAGAGGATAACAGCATACTTCAAGAAGGTAGATTACAACTACCAACAATTACAAACATACATCAAGCAAAAGAAATGGGTAGAGTTGCATTACTCAGATCACGAAATAGTTTATCAGTATCACTTAAAGCAAACTATCAAGCACTTAATTTAATTGTTGGAGATATTGTATCTGTCACAGAAGAAGTGACAGGTATGAGTACCAAAAAATTTAGAATTATGAATATGGCTATCAATGATGATTACACAGTTGATTTAGGATTAGTAGAATATCAAGATAGCTTTTACACATTTGAAACACAATCAGCACCTGCAACAATACCAGATACTAATTTACCAGATCCATTTACAGTTCAAGCACCTGCATCAATTACATTATCTGATGAATTAATTGAATATTCAGAGGGTATTGTTATTACAAGATTAAACATAGTTATTGGTGCATCAACTGACAATTTTGTTCAATATTATGTTGTAGAAGCAAAAAAAAGCACAGAAACAAATTTCAAGATTATTGGTCAAGGCACAGAACTTAATTATGAAATGTTAAATGTGGTTGATGATATTACTTATGAAGTAAGATGCAGAGCCATAAATACACTTGGTATTTCATCATCATCTATCACAGCAAGTAGAAAGATTGTAGGTGCTACCGAGCCACCAAATGATGTACAAAACTTCTCAGTCAATATGCTTGGTAGTTCACAGATGCAGTTGAATTGGGATGCAAACACAGATTTAGACATATCATTCTATGAGATAAGATATCAAAATGTGACATCAAATGCACAATGGAATAAGTCAGTAAATTGGCTTCAAGTTCCAAGAACATCTGGTACATCAATAACTACAAATACAAGAAGTGGTGCATTTTTAATCAAAGCTGTAGATAAATTAGGTAATGAAAGCAACAATGCTACAGTAATTTTTTCAAATATTGCACAGATAACAGAAAACTTTAAAGACATACTAACACTAACAGAAGATATCACAGCAGGTACATTTGATGGAGATGTTGCATTAACAGATAGTAGTGGCACTAATTCTATAGTTTTAGATACAAAAAATGATTTTGATGATTTAACAGGCAATTTTGATGATGCGTCTGGTAATTTTGATTTAGGTGGTGCTGATGACAATATTGATGATGAAGGATTTTACACACTTGCACAAACACTAAGTTTATCAGCAATTTTTGATACATCTTTCATAAAAAGCATAACAATAGA